CACCACACGCACGTGAGGAGATCGCCGACCTTGCCACGCCACCACGACCGGTTCCCGCCGTCGGGCGCGTAGGCGAACTCGTCGACACGCTGCGACATCCGGGACTCAGATTCGAGACTGAATCCGATGAGCGAGTCCCGGACGAAGAACCGGGTGATCCGGTACGTGGCGAGGATGAGTACCGCGTAGGCGAGCGGCTCGAGCGTCACGCCGCACCCGTCACGTCGCTCGAGACCAGCCCGGCTCGGGCCAGGGCTTCCAGGTTCTCGGCCTTCGCCTGACGGCCACCACGGGGCACGTGAACGTCGCCGATGGCCTCACCCCGGAGGCCGGCGGGGAGCCGGCCGGTGCGAGCGGCCCATTCGATGATCGTGGAACGCTTCCACGCTCGGAGACCGTTGACGGACGGGTAGTCCGGCGGGGGAAGCAACTTGCGATACTGCCACGCGTGCGGGGTTCGCTTGTTGACCTCGAGCAGGGTCGAGATCTCCTGTAGGCCGACTACATCGTCGAGTTGGCTCACTTGTCCTCCGTGTTCATGTTGTCAGGAGCGGGACACTAGCACCGCTGTCGTGATCGGGACGATAGCGGTCGACCCGAACGCTGTTGACCCGGAGCATACACGTTAGCGTTGCGGTTGTGTTGTACGGTTCCCTACACCACTACGGACCACAAAGGAGACCGACGTGAAGATCACCAACATCGTAGAGGCCGGCCAGACCCGGACGACCACCGAGCCACTCGGATGCACCGACGGGACCATCCTCCCGGCCGGCAGCATCGTGACTGTCACCGAACGGGAGCCGCGAGGCTGGACCGTCGAAGCGGAGGACGGCCGGGTGGCCGAGTGGGTCGCAGGCGTCCAACTCGGCCTCACCATCACCGAGGAGAACTGACATGGAGACACACATCGCCATCACCATCCGAGTCTGCGACCGCTGCAACACCGGAGCACGCGCCTACCTCACCGGAGTGCCCGATGGCGTGGTCGCTACCCGCTCCATCGACCTCTGTCGCGACTGCACCGACGAAGTGTTCCCCGACCTGTTCCGCTCCGAGCCACGCCGTCTGGTCGTACATCACCCCCACCGAGGAGGACTGACATGAGGATCGCACTCGGCACGATCGACGTGCCCGACGAGTGGCGACGAGCCATCGCCGACTACTACGGCGACGACGGCCTCGCTGACCGTGACACGTGCCGGCGGTTCATCGTCAGCAACGGCACCGAGGGCGCTCACTTTGCGATGGCCGGGAGCGACGGCAGCGGCGAGGAGGACTGGAACCTCGACCATCTCGCCCGCGCCATCATCGCCATCACGGGAGACCAGCCATGAGCATCTTCAACTTCCCCGGCGAACCGCCGCAGCGGCTCGACAACGGCGCGACCGTCCACTACTGGAACCTCACTCACTCTGGCGGGGACGGTCACCGCCGGCACGGCGTCGCCCTGTGCAACTGGCAGCACGGGATCGGCGAGTGGGTCACGTGGACCCTCTACCGCGACGAGGACGGCCGGTGGCACGCCGAGCAGGGCCACTACTTCGAGAACGTCGTCGAGGCCGTCGAGGACTTCAAGCAGCGAGCCGGCATCACGTCGTGGGAAGGGATGACGTCGTGAACGTCACCGTGCCACTACCACCCGAGTCGACGTGGCCGTTGTGGGGCGAGTGGATCACCAGCTCAACGACGCTCCTCGGGTTTGCCGTCGCCGGTCTCGTCGCGTTCGTGTGGTGGGACCGGGTCGGTCGTAACGGTCAGGGGCGCAGCGATGAGGAGTGACGTGTGGGCGTGTGTCGACTGTCTGATGTTGCTGGTCAATGGTGAGCCGAACCCGGAGTGGTCGCCGCTCGACGAGGCAGAGCACGTCACCAGGATCGAGGAACGGTTCCCGACGGAGATCCTCGTGCACGTCGGTGACGAGTCGTCGGACGTGGACTTCTCGTGGTCGCAATGCGATACGTGTGGGTCGACCCTGGGCGGAAGCCGGTATCGGTTCGCTGCGATCCGGTCGACTCGTCTGGACTTCGAGGCGGGCGACTCGGAGGACCGGGGCGACCGGTGACGGTCGATGGACGCCCGGATTTCCGGGGGTTTCGCAGAAAGTTTGAGAAATCTTCGGAATGGTGTTGACAGACCGTCGACAGTCGTGGCACTATCTACCCGTGAGCAACACCGCACACCACACCACAAAGGACACCACCATGAACACCACCACCCTCCAGAACGAGATCGAGGACGTCGAGACGGTTCGCGACGCGGACGGCGACATCGAGCAGATCGTCGTCACCGCGTTCAGCGCCAGCCTGTGCGCCTCGGTGACGGTCACGTTCGGCCACGGACACTTCACCGTCGACGCGATCAACGGCGAGGACGTCTCGTGGAGCGACCTCACCGACTCGACCGTCGAGAACGCGATCGAGACCGTGTTCGACGTCGCCGGCCCGAGCTGGACCGCCGACGAGCAGGCGTTCGCCGAGCGGACGGTCTGAGATCGACGGGGCGGGCGCCATCCCGGTGCCCGCCCCACCACACCACCAACACCACAACAGGAGACCACCATGAACACCACCACCCGCCACGAGGACCTCGAGGTCCGCTGGGGCAGCGTCATCACGTTGCTGCTCGTCACCGCCGCGATCATCGCCGGCATCTTCATCGCGTTTCCCACCGAGCGTCCTGCGTCGCAGTTCGCGGCTTCACCGGTCGTCGAGCCGGTCGCTGCTCCAGCGGTCGTCGAGCCGGTCGTCGAGCCGGTCGCGTGCGCCCTGGTCGACGGACCGGTGCTCGATAACCTCGCTGCTGCTGGTCACGAGCTGGATTACGACGGATCGACCGGGGCGTGGCGGATCGACGGTTCGCTCGTCGGGCACGCCGACGCCGAGGACGAGGCGTTCACCGGGTGCGGCTCGCCGGCCCTGGTCGACACGCTCCGTGAAGCGCAGCCCTGACCTCGTGGAGATGAAAGGAGCAACCCGATGAGCGACAGCCCTGACGACATCGCCAACAACCTGCTCGCGGAGGCACGTCGGCTGATCGACTTCGCTTCCACCATCACCGACGAGGACGAGCGCGGACTGGTGTACCAGGCGGCTCACGACCTCATTAGCGAGGCCGCCCTCGTCCTCGCCGCCGGTTGAGCCGCTGGTGGTGGTCGGGGTCCAGGGTCCCGGGGTCCCTCGAGATTCTTTCGGAATGGTGTTGACAGACCGTCGACAGTCGTGGCACTATCTACCCGTGACCGACACCACCACCTACACCATCCCCGCCGAAATCATCCTCGTGTTCTACCGGCGCAACGACGACACCATCGCCACCATCGACTACGACGGCACCGACGCCGGCGAGCGGCGGTACGCCGAGCGGCACCTGACCGGCCGAGACGCCGACCGGATCGTGTGGGTCGCCACCCGAGACGAGGTCAGGGCCGCCGACCGCTGGGCCTACGCAGTCAAGATGGCGGAGATGATCGCGCTGAACGCAGCACGGTTCCCGCAGCGGGAGGCCACCCCGGCACCCGAGTTCACGATCAGCGGCCCGACCGTCGAGGTCAGCCTCCCGCACCGGTTCTACGACGACCACGTGAGCCGGGAGTGCAACCCCGGGCGGGTGGTGCGGCGCAACAAGTCGAGCGTCCGGGTGCTACTCGACGGTGCAGCGTGGGACGACCTGCACAGCGACGCCGACTACTACGCCGACGACGCCACGGCTGCGGAGCCGGAGCTGCGGGCGCTGGCCTCGAGCGCGGCGGCGACGCTCCGGCGCTTGGAGGCGGCGGGTCGGCCTTGAGTCGTCCGGTTCGGATCACGACGTCGGGGCTACTGTCCGGCGCGTGACTCAACCTCGAGGTGCCGCCCGGTTTCTATGGTCACGCGACGCGTCGCGTGTTCAGGTGCTCGGCTCCGGGGAGTGGGTGCGGCTGTTCGACCATGAGGGCCACGGCCATCAGGTCCCGGCTCGCCCTGGTGTGGTCGCTGGTGTCCTCGCCGGGATCGCTGCGGAGGACTCCGAGTGTGCGGAGCGGCTGGTGGCCGAGCTGGTCGCTCGAGGGTTCGAGTGGGCGGACAGCCTCGACTACGAACCGGAGTCCGAGTCGTAGCGTTCGAGTCGACCGGTATCGTGGCCGACCATGAACGCGGCACGTCGGATTCTGTTCGCCCTGGTCCTGGTCGCAGGGGTGTCGACCGCTTGCACGCCGGAGGAGGTCGCGCTGTTCAAGTCGCTACCCGCCGACCAGCAGCAAGCGGTGCTCGACTCGCTGTTCCCGCCGACCGGGTGTGTCGACGCGATGCGCCGGGTGTGGCCGGAGTCGGAGTGGTCGTGGGCGGAGTCGATCATGTTCCGTGAGTCGAGGAACACGCCGACGGCTCGGAACCCGTCGGGTGCGTCGGGGTGCTGGCAGATGTTGCTGCCGCTCCTCGCCGGCCGGTGCCGGGCGGTGGGGTGCGATCCGTCGCGCTGGTCGGACCCGCTGTGCAACAGCCGGGCGGCGTTCCATCTGTTCGGGGAGGCGGGTCGGGCGCCGTGGCGGCTGTGAGCCGCTGACGTCGGCTGTGTGGCCGTCTAACGCGCTGGTGGCTCGCCTGGTGGTGTTCGGATCGCGAACGCAGGGCAAGCGGTAGACGGACGATGGGCAAGCGGTAGGCGGTGGCCTCGAGCGGTGGCCGTCTAACGGGCTGGGGAAACATCTGTGGATAACTTTCTTCGGAATGGTGTTGACGGACCGTCGACATCCGTGGCACTATCTATCCGTGAGCGACACCAACACCAGCCCGGAGGCCACCATGAACACCACCACCAGCCAGTACCACCTCGTCACGCAGCCCCGCAGCGTCGACCGTCTCGGTCGACCCTCGGTCATGGTGACCGCCTACGCCGTCGCCGGAACCGAGCGCATCGAACTCGGTTGCTTCGGTAACCGCAGCCTCGCCGAAAGGGCGTTCGCCCGCTGGACCCGCGGCAACCGCTGACCACCACCGCACACCACACCACGAAAGGACCACACCATGAACCGGAACGGTTACCGAACCACAACTCGCACCTACTACCACGAGACCGGCGAGATCATCGCCGACCTCGACGCCGACACGCTCGAGACCCTCGCGGTCCGCGTGAACTTCTCCGCCTCGGCGATGACCTCCGACGTCGTGACTTTCACCGCCGGCGTCCCGGGTGTCCGCTCGCCCATCTCGGTGCGGACCCGCTGCCACTACCGCTCGGTCCTCGAGGCGCCGTCGGTGACTTGGGCGTTCAACGCGGCGATCGGCGACGAGGTGCCGGACTGGATCGCGGACTTCGTCACCGCTTCGATGACTGCTCACCGGGCGACGGCCATCCGGTGAGCGGCCATCGCCGACCATCGGGAAAGTTTGAGAAATCTTCGGAATGGTGTTGACGAACCGTCGACGGTATGGCACTATCTATCCGTGAGCGACACCACCAACACGGAGGACACCACGATGAACACCACCGAAACCGGAACGACAGTTCAGAACAACGACGGCGAGACCGGAACCGTTACCGACACCGGGTGCGGCGGCGAGGTCGTTTGGGTCACGTTCGACTCCGGCCGGACCCAGCAGTTCGAGCGGGTCGAGGACGGCGAGTTCGTCGATCCCGACACCGACGAGACCGTTCGAGTCGCTCGCTGAGCATCACACACGAGACACGAGGAGACACCACCATGAACACCAACACCACCACCGACACCACGACCGACACCTTCCGAGTGTTGGTCGCGTGCTTCGACGCCACCGGGACCCGCCGGTTCCACGGCGGCACCTTGACGGTACAGGCCACGTCGAAGGCCGAGGCCGCCGAGGTCGCGCTCGCCGAGGTCACGCGACGCGACGTCGAGACCGCCGCCCGGTTCAACAAGCACGCCGACCGGGTGGGCGTGTCGCCCCGCTCGCCGTTCCCGGTCTGGAAGGTCGAGCGGGTCCGGCGGATGGCGTTCGGTAACCGGTGACACGCCGGGAGACGCGCTGTGTGGCCGTCTAACGGCCTCGGGCCGGGGCGGTGGCCGACCGGGCGGTGGCCTCGGGGGATCGCCGGGTGGCGCCGTAGGGACCGTCTCACCGGATCGACCGGTCGCCTACACTTCCAGAATGGCCGGCGATGACCTCATCGTGATCCCACCCGAAGTGCTCGCCCACGCGACACCAGCGGAACGGGAACAGTATCGCCGGTACCTGATCGGCCGAGCCGTCGACGCCGACGACTGGGAAGCGTGGCTGCGGGCGCTCGCTCCCGGATACGCGACCGCCCCGTTCGGGGATCATCACCGGCGATTCTGGTCGTGGGCGTGGGCGATCGAGCCGGGCGTTCGACCACGTCCGTTCGTCGCGATCTGGCCGCGTGGTGGAGCGAAGTCGACGAGCGCCGAGATGTGCGTCGTCGCGCTCGCCGCCCGACAGCGACGCGGTTACTGCCTCTACATCTCCGAAACCCAGGACCAGGCGGACGACCACGTGGCGAACGTCGCGGCGCTCCTCGAGGGGACGGAGATCGAGTACGCGTACCCGGAACTCGGCGAGCGGCTTATCGGCAAGTTCGGCAGCACGAAAGGATGGCGGCGGAACCGTGTGCGGACCGCGACCGGGTTCACGGTCGACGCTGTCGGTCTCGACTCGGCGGCTCGTGGAATCAAGCTCGAAGCGATGCGACCGGACCTCATGGTGTTCGACGACATCGACTCCGAACACGACGGCCAGCAAGCAACCGAGAAGAAGATAAAGACCATCACTCGGAAGCTGCTCCCGGCCGGGTCGACGGACTGTGCGGTTCTCGCGATTCAGAACAAGGTCCACGACGACTCGATCTTCGCCCGGCTCGCGGATGGTCGCGCGGACTTCCTCCGTGACCGGATCGTCTCCGGGCCGATCCCGGCTGTGTGGGACCTCGAGTGGGTCGACCGGGACGGGCTGTTTCAGATCGTGAAGGGTCAGGCGACGTGGCCTGGTCAGCCGCTCGAGTCGTCGCAGGCGCTGTTGAACGACATCGGGTTGACCGCGTTCCTCGCGGAGTGTCAGCACTCGACGATCGCGCTGTCGGGCGGGCTGTTCGACCATCTCGACTGGACGGAGATCCGGGTGACGGAGCCGGAGCTGCCGACGCTCACACGTGTCGCTGTGTGGCTCGACCCGGCTGTGACGTCGTCGGATCAGTCGGACTGCCAGGGGATTCAATGCGACGGCCTCGGAGCGGACGGGCTGTTGTACCGGCTCCACTCGTGGGAGGGCCGGACGACGCCGCTCGACGCTGTCACGCGTGCGATCCGGGTGGCCGTCGAGTGGGGTGCCGACACGGTCGGTGTCGAGTCGGACCAGGGTGGTGACACGTGGCAGACGGTCTACCGGCAGGCGTGTGAGGACCTACGTGAGGCGGGGGTGCTGGTCGGGCCGGCGCCTCGGTTCGCGTCGGCGAAGGCTGGTGCGGGCCACGGGTCGAAGGCGGCTCGAGCGCAGCGGATGCTGGTGGACTACGAGCGGCGTCGCATCCGGCATCTCGAGGGGACTCACTCGACGCTCGAGCTGGCGCTGATGCGGTTCCCGAGGATGAAGCCGTTCGACCTCGTCGACG